ACCAATGGTACTATTGCGGTAGAATCTTTTTACACTTGGATAGATGACACAGATACCTATATCCATGGAGGTCAAACTGCCAACCAGATATCTTTTTATACAGGAGGAAGCTTAAGAGCTAGATTTTATAATGGTGGGCTTATATTAGACCAAATTTCAGCTACTTCAGGGACGGATTTAGTTGTTGATAGTTCTAGTGGTTCAAATATAGTAGTATTAAAATCTTCATCTAAAAGATACAAAAGAAATATAGTTGATATAGCCTTAGATTCAAATAAATTATATGATTTACGACCTGTAGACTTTGAATGGAACGAAAAATCAGCTACAGATGGTAAGAAAGATATTGGTTTAATAGCAGAGGAGGTGGTAGAAATATTTCCTCAAATAGTAAATTATAATAAAGATAACAAACCTGAAAGTGTTTCTTATGACAAGCTATCAGTAATATTACTAATGGAAATGAAAAAACTAAAAGAAGAAATAGAAAAACTAAAGGAGAATAACTAATGGCTGATACTACAATAACAGTAACTTTTACTGAAGCACAATGGACTAGAATAGTTGCCGCATCTGCCCACATAAAAGGGGTTGGAGAAACAGGGGATATTGATGCTAACTATTTGTCTACTAGATGGAAAAAACAAATAAGTGACTATGTACAAGACTACGAAAAAAGCCAAGCGTCAGTTGACGATTTCTAAAATCATTCAACATCGTCAAGATAACCCATTTGATACCCTACAAGAAATAGGAGAAGCTTTTGGGTTTACTCGACAATATATCTATAAGGTTCTAAAAAAGAACAACATGCCAACTTTGCGGGTAAAAAAACGTAAAGTAAACTATTGTTTAGCTTGTAATGAACCAATACTAGTTGGTAATAGCAAAATTCATAAAGGTAAATGTCGGTTTTCGTACTATAATATTAAAATAGAATGTGGGTTTTGTAAGATACCTTTCTACAAAAAAAGATATAGGGATAGTATTTACTGTAGTATGCCTTGTTTTAAAAAAGCTAGTTCTGAAAAAGCCTTATCTAAATAATTGTAATTTTATAAAAATTTGTTAGTATTTAAGTATGGAAATTAATAATGAACTGGTAGCCCAATGGGAACCCAAAATCCAAAAAATGTCTTCAAACTCTTACGTCGTAGGATTAGATAAAGAAGACTTAGCTCAAGAGCTTAGAATAGCCTTAGTAAAAGCTGCCCGTGCCTATGATGATTCTAAAGGAGCAATCTTTCATACATATCTACACACATCTTTAGTGAATACCATAAGAACTTTGATTACTAAAGCACAACGAAAACCTATTGCTAGAAGCATAGATGTGACTTTTGATGGTAATAATACTATTCCTAAAGAAATCGCAGCGGCAATGGTTGAACCAAAAAACTACACTGAAGAAGTTGAAGCCAATATATGGATACATGCTCAGGGACTATCAGATAAAGAAAAACTATTCTTAGAATTAAAACTAGAAGGTTTGACAATGGAAGAAATTACAGAAGATTTAGGGGAGTCTGCCTATAAAGTCAGACAATCTTTACGAGATAAATTACATGAATTGAAGGACACAAATGCCGAGAAGGACCAGACGTAGCGGAAGACTAATACAGAAAAAACATAGGGTAAAAAACCCTGTAAACACTTTTAGAGTATTGGCGGAAAGAAATTCAGATTTTTGGTTAGAGGCTGAGTTTAATTTATTTGATGAGGCTAAGGACTTTATTGACAAAATTCCTGCTAATGATATAAACTATTATATACACAGTGAAAATAATAGAGTTTTATATAGTAGAAAAGGAATATAAATGACACAAATAAGTCTGATTAATGACGACTGTTTGGTTGCTATGCAAAAAATACCAAGCAATTCTATTGATTTTATCCTAACAGATTTGCCTTATGGCACAACTCAATGCAAATGGGATAATATTATTCCTTATGAATTAATGTGGGAACAAATTAAAAGGATAAGAAAAGATAATACGGCAATTGCATTATTTGGTACAGAACCATTTAGTTCCCATTTAAGATTAAGCAACATAAAAGAATTTAAATATGATTGGATATGGAATAAAAAAATACCTAGTGGTATGTCTAACGCAAAAATACAGCCAATGAGATTAACAGAATTTATTTCTATTTTTATTAATGGCAAAAGTTTTTATTATCCTCAAATGATTAAAAGAGATAAACCTATAAAAGCAGGTGGTAATAAAGAAAGTATTAGTGGAGGAACAAAAGGAATAAAAGGGCAATATAAAAAAACTTACACACATAAATACCCTGTAACAATAATTGAATTTGATAAGATTAGAAAAGGAAGTTTGCACCCAACACAAAAGCCAATAGAACTTTTAGAATATCTAATTAAAACCTACACTTTAGAAAATCAAGTAGTTTTAGATTTTACTATGGGGAGTGGAAGCACCGGGATTGCCGCTAAAAGAAACAATAGAAAATTTATTGGTATAGAAAAAGATGTAAATTATTTTGAAATAGCTAAACAAAGAATAAACGAACATGTTGTACAAGGAGAACTAATATAAATGTCCGCACCAAGTTATGAATTTATAGAATCAGCGATTATATTTGGGATTACCGATTATGATAAGCTAAAAAACTTTACTTATCATTCCAATGATTTTGCAAAACACGGGGATGCATTTAAGTTTATAGGTGAATACTTAGACAAGTATGACATGTTTCCTACTGAAGAAATATTACTAGAAAACTTTCCTACCCTAAACCCATCAGCAAAAACGCAATCATTAGAGTATGCTTTAGATATATTTAAAAATCAAGTTTTACAAAGAGCTGTTGTTTCTACAGTACAACAACAGAGGGAATTAGTAAAAGAGAACCCTAAACAAGCCCTATCAAATATTATGAGTGGCTTATCAGATGTAGACCTAATTTATGACGAAGATATAGAGACATATGATGATGGGGAAACAGACAGAGTATCCGAATGGAAAGAACGAACTAGAAGACGTAAAATGGGTGAGGGTCTTATGGGGGTTCCTACCAGCTTTAAATTTATAAATCAAGCGGGTATAGGATGGCAACCGGGAGAGTTGATAGCTGCCTTTGCTAGACCTACTATAGGTAAAACATGGCTATGCGTACACTCAGCAGCGACCGCCGTCCATAATGGTTATAAAACCTTACTAATATCTACAGAAATGCCTAATACTCAGATAGCGATGAGACTTGACGTAACATTAGCAAAAATGATGGGTTATAATTTTTCCCATAGGGCTATACGACACGGGGACGACATTGATGTTGATTCGTACATAAAATTTTTAAAAGAGTCTAATAAGCAATCCTTGTTGATTTGTGACGGTATTGCAGGTCAAACAGGAATTTCATTAGAATCAATAGCAAGTCTTATTAGAAAACACCACCCAAAGTTTGTTGTAATAGATGGAGTCTATTTACTGACTACAAAAGACACTGATAAAGCAGCGTGGGAGCAATCTCACGGTATATTCTATGGCTTGAAGAATTTAGCCATATCAACAAACACTCCAATTATGGTATCAACACAAGCGAATAGAGACGCTGATAATGTGTATGTACCCCCAACAGCAGCACAAGTAGCTTTTGGGGATGCTTTGATACGGGCATCAGACGTAGCAATAGCGTTAGCCAAGGTCGAACACCATGACGATAAACGACTAGTTCAGTTCCAAAAATATCGAGATGGTGAGTTAGCACAAGACAGTCTGGTAATGCAGTGGGGTGTAGACAATGGTACAATTGAAGAAATCTCAGATTGGGATTGGAACGATGATGAATTTTAAGGAGGAATAAAATGGGAATTTTATCATGGATTACAGGAGATAGCGAAGAGGACATTATAGTTACAACAGGAAGAAGCAAAGGTGCTGGTAAACCTGTAACTAATATCACAGTAGGTGACATTAGAAGACGTAGAGTTGTGGACGAAAATGGCTTTGAGAATAAAGTAGTTATATTCCTAACAAAAACAAAGAAGCGTAGCTAGTGGTAGATTGGTATTCAGCACTACTACGTTATGGCATAGATGTAGAACACGAAGAAGAGATTCTACTAAATTGTCCTTTCCATGAGGACAGAAGAAAATCTTGTGCCATAAATATAGATAAAGGTTTATGGATTTGTTTTGCCGGATGTGGACAAGGAAACTTGAAATCTTTTTTACAGAAGTATTCAGGTAAACCATGGGCAGATATAAATGCAGAGTTTGAAATAGAGGAGCTAGATTTAGACCTTTCATTCTTAGATGAATACCACGAAGAGGAAACTGAAAATATATACGTAGAACCAGAAGACCAAAACAAAGTTCCATCTAGTCATTGGATTTATGACAGAGGATTCTTACCTAGCTTAGTGGAAAGCTGGGGGTGTAGAATAAATAAGTTTTCTGATTTTATGATTCCAGTACGGAACCAAAAGAAAGATTATGTAGGATGGATATACAGAAGGCAGAAAGCCATACCAAAATACATGTTTTCCAAGGGGTTTAAGAAATCCCAAGTATTGTTTGGTGTAGACAAGATACAAGACTTTAGTAAACTGTTTATAGTTGAAGGAGCATTAGACTGTATG